ACAATGAAATTAAACAAATTTTAAAGAGGCAATTAGAAAATAAAGTAACAAACATGTATAAATTATTGTTTTGGGATTATCAAACTAATTCTTTCATTTCTTATTATGAAATAAACTCTTGGCTAAAAAGATTAAATAAAAAATATAAAATAACCAAACTTGACTTATCGTCTCATAATTTGAGACATACATATGTTACGAGATTACGAGAAGCTGGAGTAGATATGAAGATTATACAATACTTAGTCGGTCACGTAGAAGGTTCTTCGATTACAAATGATATTTATACATCTATTTCTAAAGAATTTATTGAAAGTGAATTACAGAAAATTAATTAACCCCTATTGCATTACTATTGCATTAAAAAGGCAAATAAAAATCTCTGTAAATGTTTAATACCAGCTTTTACAGAGATTTTTCATATGGTCGAGGCGGTCTATTTTGTCCTTTTTTGCTTATATGTTACATTCATTTTAGACAACTGAACTTGTTGATTTTAGCCTAATTAAAACCTCGCATATACGTCCAATAAATTTAACAACATCTTGCTATTGCCTTACTTATTGCATTACTTTTTCATATTCTTGAGTTAAAGCCTTTTTCTATTCCTTTTTTATAGACCTTAATAAAAGTCTTCCTTAACAAGCACGCAAATATTTTTTCTTTAAAATTTAAAATTACCTTTATCTCTTTTAATGTTTCTTTTTCCATGTACAATCCATCCCTTCTTTTGTAAATTAATCTATAATTCACTTTCAAGGGGTTACAATTCTTATTTATTTTACTATTCCCTCTCTTTTTTGTAAATACCTTTCTTTCATTTTTTTCATTTTTTTCTTTTTTCACTTTTTTAATTTCTTTTGTTCTAAACATAACATCTTCTCCTATATATTTTTTCAATCGAGCTCTTTTGATGCTTATATTATAAAACATTTTCTTGTCGTTTGCTGTCGTTTTATGTTGTCGTTTATTTTTTTTTGTCGAAAAATATATTATCTCGATATTTCTCAAAAAAAGAACTATTGCTAGTTCTCCCCTAATTTCTTTTCAATTACACTTTCTATTTTATTATCTATATAATTAAATATATTTTCTCTATTATCTTTCATTGTTTTTATGCTTAATATTATAAATAAAACTATAATTACTCCTAATACTACCTTCCAAAGAAAATAATTGTCTTGCAATTTATTCTCTCTTTTATTATCATTTTTATAAAAATTGTGTAATGCTATTAATGTAGTTAAAAGTATCAATACAGTAAATGCCATGAAAAGCATAATGTTTACTATTCCATTGATATCCTTTATCGTGCCAACAACAGCTGAAACTATACTAAAAGATGTTAAAAATCCTAATAAATTATATACTAGATTATTGCTTTTTTCTTCTGCTCGTATTTGCTTCTTTTCCAGCTTTTGCTGATTTCTATTAATAGATTGATTCTTATTATCCAATTCTTTTATTTTTTCTTCTATTTTATATGTTTCTATTCTTAAAGATAATTTATGACAAATAAATATTAAATTCACAAAATACTGGTCTCTATTTCCAGAATATTTATTATCAGCCATACAATTATTTATTAAATCTTCTGTAGCTAAAATTAAACTTTCTAAACTCTTCTTATTTTCATTAGTAATCTCTAAATCTTGATATGACATTAATTCATCATATTGTAATTTTATTGACTTTTTAAATTCACCTACTGCGTTATTATTGTTATTCTTATTTTTTTTATTTGATTCTTGGAAAAATTCTGGAATTTCTATTTTAAAACTTTTATTCTCTTCCAAAAACTTTTCCAAACCATTCTTTAGATTCTATTTTATCTATATAAGTATCAGCACCATAACCAACTTTTTTTCCATTTCTTTCCCATACTTTATCCCAAGGCGAACCTTTCATATGTGTCCATTCAACTAATTGCGTAGATGATATATCTTTAAATGCTTGATAAATATTATCTAACAACTCTTTCTTATGCTCAGCTATGCTATTCCCTTTTTCTTTATTATCATCAGTTAAAATTATTTTTTCATTTCCAAATCTTTTAAATTCTGTATATAAAGGAATTGCTACTGGTCCAAATGCCCAAGCATTAAAGTTATATTTATATAATTTATCTACATTTTCGTAAATATTCATATAATATGCTTCAAAAAAATACATTAATTTTTGAATTTGTAAATTTGTAACATCTCGCCCATTTTGATTAAATTTATTAATTAGATAATATGCATCATAAATTATATTATTTTCTTTCATAGCAACCCCCTTCTTATATTTATTTTCTTCACTGTCATTATATTACAAGTTCTTTTATTTTGCAACTATTATTTTTCTTAGAAATATTAACCAAAAATCAAATTTCAAAATCCATTTTAAGCTGTTTTTATTTTTTAGCAAACATGCAATATAACTTGATTTTACTGTTTTTAAGCACAAAAAAAGAGCTAGACTAGAAATTAATCTAATCTAGCTCTAAATTTTATCTATAACTATTAGTACTTACATAAGCATACCTACCAGTCTTAACAACAAAAACATAATCCACATTACAAGAAACATGCCTCACAACCTTAACTTGCGTCAAAGGCAAATAAGAAAACTTTGTCCCCGTTAAATTAGAATTACTGAATAATGTTGTTCTAGCTTTGAATCTCTTGTATTGCCCCACTGCTGTACTCTTAGATTGACTAATCGCAACATTAGTATAGTTACTATTATTCATATAAGCAACTCTACCAGTTTGATTTACTCTAACCTTATCCACGTTAGCACTCACATTCTGTAAAATCGTAACCGTCGTATTTGCCTTGTAATTATACCTTATTCCAGTTAAATTACTATTACTATAAAGAACACTAGCTCGACTCAATTTCTTTGTCATTCCAGCTGTATTTTGTGGCTGTGTCGGTACTGTACTAGTATAGCTTCCTAAATAATTAGAACTTACCCAACCTAAATTTGTTCTACTCCAATTTCCACTCACCTCTAACACACTTACAGCTGTTCCATATTTATAACTACCTATTATGCTTCCATTTGGACTTTTTCTTATATTAAGCCCTATCTTAGCCGTAACATATCTTGTATAATTAGCAGTAGTAACAGTTTGTGTATTATTTACTGTCACATTACCATCATGTTGATAAGCAAAAAACTTTTGATAATTAGCATAATTTCTAAAATTATCTATACTCACATATACTGTATTTCCATTAACTGTTGCTTTTCCACGTCTCGTAGATGTTTCAAACTTTCCAGCATACAAATATGGGTCATATACGCTAATTGTATTTCCATTAATCCCAGTTAAAACAATAAAATGTCCACCAGTCGTAAACAAACCATTCGCACAACTAACAACTATGTAATGATTATTTCTTAATAAATTAACAGCGTCATCTAATCTATATGTTTCTTGATACCCAATATTAAACGTATCAGCTACAAATCTAAAAGCACTAAAATACGTACCGTTATTACTACTACGATATCCGTATTTAACAAATAAATCTCCCATTTCTGGCGGTATTATACTTCCTTTTGTTGCTGTTACTACCATACTAGCACAAGTTGGACCGCAACCACTCGTACCAATATTTTGAGAATAATTGCCAACACTTGTGTAAAGGTGTGAACTCCACCTGCTATCTATCTGACTATAATATGTAAGACCTTTGTAATTTCCTAAGCTCACATTCGGATATTCGGACGTTCCATTATAAGCTATTTCTCCTTGCTCTTCAAATGTCTCGCTCTCCGTTTCTTGCTCTTTTGAAACCTCTTTTTCTTGTTCCTCCGTTTGTTCCTTAATCTCTGTACTAGAAAGCTCTTTTATTTCTTCTTCTGACATCTCATACGTACTTATCTGTTCTTTTACCTCTTGCACAGCACTTTCTATTATTTCTTCTGTACTTTTATTTTGATTCGCTTCATAAAAGCCAAAACCATACAAAACAGTCACCAAAAAGGTGACTGTTACTAATACGATACTCTTTTTACTCGTTTTTAACTTTTTAAATAATTCTTTCATAACATTCCCTCCTTAAATTTTTACCACCTTAGTTGGAACCTCCAAAAGCTCGTCCATCAATTCCTTAACCGTACCATTTCCACCTAAGTTTTTATATTCTTCAAACATATGCTCTATATTCTCTTTATCCAAAATTGTCATCTCGCCTTTTGTCCTATATTCTCTATACCTTCTAATCAGTTCATTTCTCAAAAGAGCTTGTACAGCATTCTCAATCGCTTTATCTTTCCTTCTGTCCTTTTTTATAATTCCAATCATACTCGGAATTGTTGACCCTAGCACAAATGGCACTAACCATTTTGTTGTTAATCCAACTATTTCTTCCATATTTTTCTTTCCTTTCCTTATTTAATGTAATAAATTTCAGCTCTTACCAGAAAACCACTTCTGTCTCTCCCTGCCTGTATAATTAAATTTGTTCCATCTATATAATAATTCACTATAGCAGCAGTATCAGCAGAAATTAGTGGAAGTGGAATACATAATGCGTTTTGTTTTAAATACAAATCAGTTTTTACTATGTTAAACCCTTGCACTCCAATTGGGTAAGCTTTTGGAGAAGAATTGTTTGGACCATATCCTAAAAGCATTCTCTTTCTGTAAACTCTGTTCCCATCGATATATTCATTTGTTGCATATTCCATCTCAGTTGTAATATCAATTCTTTCCTCTTCCTTTTCTATAAATTTTTCGTATTCGCCATTATTATTTTTTGCATAGATAGCAGAATTTATATATTCTTCATACTCTGTTGCTTCTGTTCCTTGCTCTAATTGTATATTAAAAGAAGTATTACTAGCAGTATAAACCTTATCTTTGTTTATATTTAGACCGATAATATATTCATCATCTGTTGTAACTGTCAAGATGTTGTTAATTCCACCAGGAAGTTCAAGGTCACTTATATAATTATTGTTTTTTGCTCTAAAAGTAAAATGTGAAGCTATATGTTTCCCATACCAGCTGAATACATACATCCCCTTTTTTAGAAAAATAGGTATTCTAAAGCAACCATTGTTTGTTGCAGTACCATTAAAAACAATTTTTCCATCTACTATACTACAAGTAACACCATTTACTGTCTCTATTTTAAGTAAGTTCTCATTAATATAATTCTTCCCCTTCTGAAACCAAACCTTTCTTCTATCTGCGGTAGGTTCTGTTGGGCTTACAATAATTCCTCCTTCTCCATAATTGCCATCATCTGGAGTCATATATAACTCATTTTCATTAATATCACCATTTGCTTTTGCATTCATATATTGTTCTTCTGTCAAATGATTTACAGTTAAATTGCTTAATTCTTCTTCTATCATCTTTTTTACCTCCTAATCCGTAGTTTTTGTATAATACAACTCTAAATAACACTGTGAAGATGCTACTAAACTACCAACTACATATGCCACTGATTTTTTATTTGCATTGATTCTGAACCAGTTATGTGCTGCACTACCTATAGCTGTATCAGAATTTGCTCTTGTAGCATTAACCATATATAAACTTTTATCTGCACTATTACTACTAATAATTACTGACATAGGACCTATAAAACACAAATCTATATTTTCTACTCCAATATCTACTACTTTCATTTTGTATGTCTCAGCATCTGTAATAAAACTCAATACTTTTTGATAAATCGGTTTTCCATCTATCCACACCTTATTAGTCTTTATTTCCTCTGTAGAATATACATCATTATCTTCTTGCTTACTTATTCCTCCAGCCACTTTATCATTTCCTAAATATATAGCCATTGTTAAGCACCTCCCCATCTTTTAATAATAATACTTGCACCACCAGACTGTTCAACCCACTCAACATCACCATCTTGCTCACTCGCTTTTGCCAAAACTTGTCCAGTAATTCCACCAGACGGTAAAAAAGAACCTTCTTCAATATCTTCCAACTTCTGTTTTAAATCATCTGTAAAATCATTCGTAGACAAGCCTTTTCCAGTGATTCTATCTACTTTATTAGCAATAATGCCTCTTATTTCAGAATCGTCATAGGTTTCTCCATCATCTCCCTTATCCCCCTTATCACCTTTCTCTCCTCGAACAAGAGGAATACTCATTAAACCATCCAAATGAATCAAATCCATTGCATTATTTTTCAAATCACTAATCTCTATCGACATCATTCATCCCCCCTATGCGTAATCTCTTCTGTCAAAGTTATCGTACCAAACCCTAAAGTCTTCACGTAATCCCCTGACATCAGCTCTATATCATACTGAAAAGTCCCATACGGTAAAATTGACGTATCCTCCGAATCCAAATAAAAACAAAAATATCCCTCCGTATAACTCATACTATCAGGATATTTCTTCTGAATCAACACCTTAGAACTATTGGCATTTTGCTTAACCGTAAAATACAAAGAATCCTCTGCTGACGGTTCTATTACATTCTCCTCGCCATCCTTCAATGCAAACCTAACAAACTGAGTATCTCCCCTCGTAAACTCTAAATCCATTCCAACTCCTCCTTTATTTCATCTTTCCAACAATATCAACAACAGCCTTCACTTTTCCAGTCTGACTCAAATAATTCCTTTGATATATTCCCATTATTCCAGTTCCTGGAATATCTGGATTCAAAACAGGAATTGTATTCCCGCTTCTAATCTGTAAAACTATATTTTTATTCGTCTTTAAATAACTCTTAATATCAATACTAACCTTACTTTGCATAACATGACTACTATTGCTTGGTTGCGATGCCGTAAACCCATTCGAACCAAAAGCATTTGTTATTTCGTTTGTAATCAAATCATTCTCTGGAATCATTTCGCTATTAAGCTGAACACTTTTGTAATAACTGCCATTTTCTTCTTTTATATATAATTTTAAATTTCTACAATATCCCCACACAACAGTTGAATCATATGCCCATTTAACTGGAGAATGATGTAACGTTACCTTCGCACTCTCTATATTAAAATTTTCAGGGATAAAGATTGGAATATTAACATACAAGTATTCTCCTATACCTGTCTCAAAATAATCAGTTGAATATCCCACATTCTTCCATTCATACTGACCAAACTGTAAATTAGACAAAACCCCATTTGCTCCTATCAACTGAGTCCCATTCTCTAAAACAAACCCTTCCTTACTAATCCTCGCAATGCCATTTCCATCTTTATCAAGAACCTTCAACTCACCATTTACATTATTTTCTCCACCTAACGTTAAAGTACCACCCTTTATCCTATCACCAGTCAAAGTACCAGCCCTAATAAAATCAGCATGTTGTAACAACTCACTCACCAATTTCTGAATCTCATCCCACATAGAATCTAACTTATATTTCTTAATCAACTGTTCCAACGTCTGTGGCATCATACTATCTTGCCTTGTCGGTTTATTCGGTTTAATATCAAAATCCATAAAATCCTCCACATAAAAAGCACCAGAACTCAATCTGATGCTTAATTTTAATTTTGTTCAATCATTGAAATTATTCCTTATTTATTTAACTGTAATTTGCTTTCTTTTAACAGTAATATATATAGTTAAACCAATTATTATTACTATTAACACACCTTCTACAATTTGCGTTTCTTCTAGCTTATTATTTTTATTTTCTAATTTTTCTTCTAAATCTAATTCTTCTTCTAAATCTTCTATCTTTTGTTCGTTTTGATGTATTTCTTCATGATAACTATTTTCCATTGAATTATATTCCTCTAAAAGTTTTGTATATTCATAACTTAAATCTTCTAACACTGAATACAATTCTTCATAAGTATTTATCTCAGAATAAGTATCTTGTTCGCCTTCTCTGTTTGGAATTGATATTTCGCCTTTTAGTTCTTCTTTTGTAGGATGATATATTTCAATACTGTATATTTTTGAAGAAGGACTATATACTCCACTTGAAAATCCACTTAACTTTGTATATGAGACATATTGAACAATTTTTATCTTTTTCACATCATTCACCCTAGCAAACAATACCATACTTTTTTTGAAAAATTTGTCGAAATATCCCGAAAAACATATTTTTTTGATTTTTACCAATCAATCTCGCCATCTTTATAAACTGTAAATCCTTTCATCTTCTCATAAAGTTTCATCTTCTCATCATCTGTCTGATTTGGCAACTTTTTAATCGAATATGCTAACTCTGTTCTCTCATCAAAATCCAACTTATATTGAGAACCTAACAAAATTAACCTTTGGTCTTCTGTTAGCTTCATATCATCAACATAACTAAATACTTTTTTCTTTTTACTGCCAGAAACAGACTTGCCACTTGTTGTACCATCATCTTCTTTATCACTTTCAAAATCTTGTAATTTATATTTTAAATATTTATCTATATCTATATTCGTCTTACTTAATGCATTATTATATAATTCATCTTCTTTGCCAGTTGTATTCCTATATATAATAGACTTTGTCACTTGAGAACAATTAGAATTAGAAAGTATTTGAATTTTTTCTTTTTGTTTTTCTATTCCCTCTGTTTTTGCTACATAACTCAAATAACCACTCTGATTTTCTCCATTTTCTTTCAAATCCATCAATGTATTATACAAAGTTGTAGTCTCGATATTTTTTCCTTTGCTTTTAGCATAATCTACTTTTATCTTTTCCTTTGCATAAGAATATATATTATTAATTGCCTCTGCCTTCTGTTCATTACTTAAATTCTTATATTCATTCATCTTCACCAAGCTATCTAACATACTCTTTGAAGTTTTTCCAAAACTCTCCTTTGCTTTGTTATACTCTTGTGCTGTCAATCTATATTTTTGCTGATTAATCGTTATGTCTTTATTAGGAATACCCGGTAAAACTGCTCTTTCTCCAGTATCGTCAAACACCTTTAACAACTCTCTTTCAGTATAATCCTCCACTACTTTTTTCCTATTATAGGGAGCCAATCCAACCTCATATGCCCTTACTAAAACATTACTATCTCTTACTTTTTCATTTCCCCATACATCTTTTCTCACTGGTAACATTTTAGAAACCACTGGTATCTTCGCCATCTGCTGTTTTTTAAACTGGTCTACCTTTTTAGCCAACCCTTTTTCTGTAGAACCTGTATCCCTTTCCTTATCATCCATTGTTTTTGCCACTTGACCTAACGCCGTTGGCACAAACTGACCCAAATAAGAACTAACCGCACTAGCCCCCAAATCAAACAACATAGTAGAACTACCTTGTTCATAAGAACTAATCGCACTCGTCAAACCCTGTAACATACTCATATCAGTCATAGGCTCAAAAGCTTTTGCACTAGATGTCATCAATGAATTTAATATATTAGAGTTGTCTTCTTTTTCAGAATGTATTAAATCGTGAACCGTAGAACCAATAAACATCGGAATAGCACTAGGAGATATCCAATCCAAAGTATAAGTATTATCTTCTATTCTAATAGCATATTCTTGTTCTCCTAACTGCTCTTTAAACTCATCATCTTCTCCATCATTACCAGATTTCAACATACCCATATCAGCCAATGCATAACCCAATATCGCTAACGATGTTCCCGTCAATCCCTTTGCTGTACTATCTATCGTTTTTGTTATCAGATTAGACACTCCAGCTTTATAATCCGCCTCTGTTATTGTACCATTTTCTAATTTTACTTTATAATCCTTCGCCTTCTTGCCTATTTGTGCTATATCATATGTCAAACTCTTAGCCAAACCTATGGGAGAATACTCAATTCCCTCTTTCGCTATATTCATAGGAGTTTTCTTAAAAGGTAGTATCGCTTCCAACGCTTTACCAGCAATCCCACCTTTATTCTCCACCTCTGTTAATCTCTGTGCCAAAGAATTAAACTGATGAAAAGTTGCCTCTTGTGCTTGAAAACTTGCATACTCTCTAGCCTTTTGCAAAATAGAAGAATCTTGCATATCTGAACGAGTCAACTTATTAGCACTCATATAATTTTGTAAAGCTTGCTGATAAGCCTTTTTTAGAAATATCGTATCTTCTAACTCCAACATATCAGAATTGAAATTTGCTACAGCATTTAACACCTTATTATCAAATTGTTTCTGATTGCTCTGTATCGCATTTTTTATATCATACTTTCCACCACCATCAATTTTATCTTTCATATACTCAGCATCTTGCTTAGCAAAATTTCTTTGTTCCTTATTAGCAGGCTTTAATGTCTTTGTTCTTTCTAAATTTTTATTGGTTATGCCTACAACATCTTCAATCGCTCCTCCAACTTTATTTTTCACTTGTTGCGTAATATTCATAAAAACATTAGCCCCTAAATTCTTAATATGCGTTTTTGGATTCCCAAGCATACTTAAATATCTCCAAGACCTAACCTTATCCTTCACACTTATAGGAAGTTGCTCTCCTAATTCTACTGCTATATCAGTCATCACATCATCTAATTCAGTTTGATTTTTAGCCTTTAATATCTTTTGACTCATCTCGTCAGTCACTTTTAAATCAGCTTTTTGTTTTGCATTTGTCCTTTCAACTATCTTATTCAAATACATCAACTGTCCCTCTGGTGATGCCTTCTTAATCAAACTCATCGCTTGCACCTGTTGTCCTAACTCTGTACCTAAAATAGCAACATCTTGTATTAATCCATTAACCTTTTCCATATCTCCATTCTGTGAAAAAATTTGAATCAGTCTCTCTCCTGTCGCTATATCTTGCAGAGTTACTCTCTCATTACTATTAATTTTATTTCTAAATGCAATATACGTATCATCTGCTCCATTCCTATTGATATTTTCATTCGCTTTCGATAACGTATCAACATTAGAAATAGGAGTATAAGTATCGCTTTCAAGCAATTTCTCTGCCACTTCTTTTCCTACTTTTCCCACTTGGTCGCTTTCTAATATCGACTTATAATGTTTTCTTTGCTTACCTTCTATTTCTGGTTTATATCCTAATGACTGAACATTTGCTTCTATTTTATTTAATTGACCTTCTGTAGCATTTTGTATATTTTCAGGTAAATACTTTTTTACTATATTTGAATATTCATTTAATATTTCGGTATCTATTTCATATTGATTATATTCTGTAAAGTCTACTTTATTTTCAATATCTATCATATAATCCGCTAATATTTCTTCAATTGCAAGCTCTTGAACTACATCTAAATTTTCTATATTTATATTTTCATTTCTTTGCATTATATAGTTTCTTATAGCTTCTGAATTTCCAGAAATTTCATTTTCTATTATTTTATCGGCAATCGTACTAATTTCACTTTGAAAATTCCTATCATTTCTTAATAGATGATGTGCATATTCATGCGTTGCTACATTTGATTGCTCTATATCAGACATATTATATGTGTTTATATACAACATTCCATTGTCATATTTACCAGCATTTTTATTATCTAAAGAATAAAAATTAACAGGTACACCTATTTTTTCGTACCTGCTTTTAATATTTTTTTGTATATCATTCAATTCTTTTATATGATTGTTTGTATTTCTTATATAGTTTATTTCTTGTTGCCTCTCCAAATTTCCTTCATATCTTCCATCATTTGTCTTCCTTCCTCTGTATTCTGAAAGAAATCCCTCAACTCCTCTTTGCTCATTTTGTTTATATCCATCTTCCCAAATCGACTCTCTTTGTTCTGGTTGTTTTTGCTCGTTTGACTGTTTGAATGTTTCTTGCTTATTGGTAAATTGACTTTGTCCATTGATACCACCTACACTTTCATTGTTATTATACAATATTTGTTGATTTTTTGCAAGATTGTTATCTATTTGCCTATTCCCATTCTGAATCATTTTATTTTGTTCTTGAGTAATTTGTTGTGCTTGCATATCATTTCGACTCTCAACAACATTCTGTGATAAACCCATAACGTTGCTCAACTCTTGATATGTCTCCATTGCTCCTTGTCTCATTGCTTCTTCCACAGATTCTTTCCCAAACTTATTAATATTTTCTTGGATTACTTCTTTATATTCGTTTGCCGTTACTTTCTCTTTGTTTTTTATTTTATTGTAAACAACACCTGTTTTTTCCAATCCATAAGTAACACCATTTGTTATAGCTCCCATCAAAGCACCATTAAAACCCGCTTCTAACATCCTTGAACTTATATTAGACCAATCTGCTTTATTCTGACCTCCAACAATTCCTGCTGTTATTTCTTGAGCTGGTTCCATTACTGCTTCTTGTATTGCATTCTCAAACATATTGAAGCCATAACTATCCAGTATTTTTTTGCTTACTTGCTTTCCTCCAAATGCATTTGCAACCTTATTAAATTGTTGTCCTGTTATAAAAGAATCGCTTACACCTTCTAATGTTCCCATAACCATTCCATAATTCCATGCTTCATCTTCTGTCATTCCTCTACGCAATCCATCATTTATATATCCACCGCTTGCACTAGTAGTAAAATAACTTGTACCTAACATAGGATTTACTGCATTTAATACCATACCAGGTAACATTTGTCCCATTGAAGGAGCAATATCCGCCAATTTTTTCATTCCTTTATTCGCTATTCTATTAGTCTTAGTAGCAATCTCCTCTTCATCTCTAGTAATGCTATCCCTTATTGCTTTTTTTACCAAATTGGTTTCAATTTTTTTGTCTGTATTAATTCCATTCTTTTGTAGTAATAAATTACCTTGGTTTCTAGCAATCATCTTATCTTCTTCGCTCACGTTTTGGCTAGTTAAAAATTGTTGTTTCTTTAAGTTCTTATAATTGCTAAATCTCTTTTCGTTAGTACTTTCTATAGTATTCAAAACCTCTTTTGCACCAGTCGAACTACCTAATCCAACTAATCCTGCCACATCAACAATATCTTGCCAAATACTATTATTTTTCTCTGGCTTTTCATACTCTTTAATAGGAATCGCTTGTTTTTCTTGTTCCGAAAAAATCATTGGACTTTGTTGTATATTGTATTTTCTTTGCAACAAGTCTTGATTTTGATTCTTGCTTTCCTCTCTATTGTTTTGAAAATTATAAGACAACTCTTTATTATCTTTTTTCTTTGTACTTGAATTTCCGAACACCCAATTGTTTAACTTGTCCCAAATTGTTTCTTTAGGAGATGATTGGTTATTGTATAACATATTTCTCGAATTACTAATATTGTTGAAACGATTCATATTATCATTAGCTACACTTTGAACTTGACTCCATATAGTACTATTTGATTGATGACTATCCTCTAAGCTCTTATAATACACATCATTTTTGCCTTCTTGATAAAACTTATCCTTCTTTACATTATTTAACTTAGAAAAATCAAAACCCATAAAAATCTCCTCTTACACATTTAAATTAACACCATACTCCCTCAAATCAACACCAAACTGTCTTCCCCAATTGTATAATTGACTATCTGTCGTCGCATTTGAAATATTAAAAGTAGCCGCTTGACCATCCTTTTGAATTAAAATTAGATTATCACTTAATTTTGACACCTTTGTATCACTATTTGACGTATTCGACACCTTCAATCCTCCACTACTACTCTTTCCGCTACTGCCCTTCTTACTCGACCTAGTAGACCTAGAAGAGCTAGACGACCTACTAGACGCTTTTTTTGACAAATTAAACTGTTGTTGCCATTGATTGTCCGAAACGGCATCTCTTTGTCTTTGATAATCAAAAGATTTTTGCCATTGACTATCAGAAACTGTGTCTCTTTGTCTTTGATAATCAAAAGATTTTTGTTTCCATTGATTCTCAATCTCATTCTGTCTAACCTGTTGGTCAAACGTCTTCTGCCACTGTTGGTCAGAAACCCTATCACGCTCTTGTTGATACTGCTTCTGATACAAATACTGCTCCCTATTCTGTCTCAACTCATAATTCTGTGTCAACAACTGAATCTTCTGAGAATACAAATCAAGAGCAGCCTGAGCCTGTTGCACACTACCACTCTGTCTAGCCTGAGCAATCTTAAAATCATAATCACTCTTCAAATCTCTAGAATTGTTCAAAGTCTCAGTCACATTCTTCTGATAAGTATTATACAAAGACGTCTGTGTCGTCTCCGCATAACCACTATTCGCCAGTCCTCTCTGTGCCAGCTGTTCTGCCTCAGCACCATACTGATTCGCTTGTTTCTGCCAACTAGCATACAACCCTTGTGTCGTCTTATCCGTCTCCCTATCAAGCTTCTCCTTCTCTCGATTCAACTCATCCACTTGCATTTGTGTCTGTTGATTAATCAGCTGACTCTGTTTCTTCTCTTGCTCACCCAACAAACTATTCTGTTGACTCACCAATCTATCAATATCCTCATAACCCGTTGCCATCCTATCTCCTCCTCTACGCCGTTCTTTTCCACATATAACATGTAATATATGGTTGTAAAATATTAAAAGACTTACTGCCACCAGTCTTTCCTGTACTAATCCCTTGCGAATACACTCCCAACTTTTTAGAATCACAATCATAATCCCCTCTCCCAGAAGCATTCGCACCAGACGTCACCGGATTCGTAACATTTTGCGGATGGTCATGAGCAGGCAACTGCTCCACTGTCAAAGTATGCGTCTTCGCACCTCCCACTTTCTCCACCGTATTAAAAGCCGAATCCGCCGTATTCACACCAACAGGAACCCTACCAGTCCCCCACAACTTCCAAGTACCAAACCCCAAATAACTAGCTGGATTCACATTCTTCGTATCCATAATAATCTTTCCAACATAATACCTCTTCTTTAACTGCTCCTGAAAAGTCTTCTCCATTGTATTCTTATTCGTATTTATCGTATTCGTAATCTCCTTCTTAGTAGTATTTATCGCATTCGTCATCTCTTTCTTAGTCGATGTTATCAACTTATCAATCTCTGCCGTCAAAACCTCATTAATATACTCCTTAATCTTAATAGCCCCCTCATCAAACTTCCTCTTCAACTCAACCGGTTCCAACGTAGGACTATCCGGTAAATTCTCAATTACACTCAAATTCTCCTCTAACTTTGTCAATGCCATATAAACTCCTCCTATTTCTTAATATAGCCTCCCACAAAGGCCTCTATAATCGAACTAAAAATCCCAAAAGGCTTATCCTTCTCATCACTATAAAACTTCAAAGACAACTCATTAATCTTCTTCTCCTTAATCTTATAAACCAAATAAGACTTATCCGTCGTAATAAAACTAAAATTACAAAAATCCAACGTACTAAACTGAAAACCATTCGCAGACTTCTTCGTCACAAACTTATACACATCTGACTTATTACTCCTCTTAGCAATCTTAATCATACCATTCGGAATCGTCTTCACCTTCGCAATACCACCACGCTTATTCGTAGTCTTCAACTGATTACTATACCCAAAATTATCCATTGGAGTCGTCCAATAAGAATCAATCCTCTCTCCATCATCATTCGTACCCTCTAAAACAAAAATAGAGCCATCACCAGCCCCAATATACAATCTATCATTATACTCCTTCAATAAAGTTGGACCAACAGCAGAAATATCCCAAAAAAACCACTCATAACCAAAACTATCCAAATTCGCATACTTTTGCCTACTATCAGCCAAATACACCTTACCATTCACCAAAACCATCAAATACCCTTGATACTCCATCATCATAGCATTCTTATAATTATTCTCATTCGTCATCCTAACATCCACCATAAAACTCCTATGAGCAATCGCCTGTTTACTATCAATCTTCTCTGTCGATATCCCCTCTAAACCATATCTACTCAAATAAACAATATCATCTTGGAAATTCGTACTATCCACATAACAACCCACACTCACATTCCCTTGCTTCGTAGGATAAATCTTCCCATGCTCCAAATCCAAAGTAGGCTCATGATAAAACACATTCGCATTATTCTGGTCTAAATTCTTAAAAATCCACAACACATTATTCCCCACCGTCATACCAGTAATCGAAGAATCACTCGAACCATCCTCATAATAATTCAAATCACTAACATAAGTAGGATTATTCAACTCAGAATGAAACACCGCATTCGGAAAATCCGGATTACCCGTAAAAAACAAACGATTATCAAACAACAACGCCTTCGTACACTTATTAATCCTATCCTCATACCCATCTATCAACTTCGAAAAAGTCACAAACACATTATCCTCACCACTCAAAGCAGGTTTACTAGGAGCTGTATTAAACGTCACCTTTCCATTTGTTCTATCCACTGTAAAATGCGTATTCTCCTGTTGCGTAACACCATTCACTTTAACCATAACCGCTGTTGCATCCAAATTCTGTGCATCCAAAAAATAAACCTTAGAAGTTCCATCTCCACAAAAACTATTCGTCCTCTTCGGTTGAAGCAAATTCACATCTTGATACAACTCTCCTCCGCCTATATTACCAGGCTTCCTACTAATCGTCGTTCTCGGAACAAAAGCACCATTCGAAACCTTACTCACAGACGTTCCATTATACACCAAATATGTCTTACCATCATTAATATACAACTTAGAATCCAACTTATTAAAACAGCTTCTTCTATCATTCATATCACTATATAATACTTTCAAATCCCCTATCTCTGGTTCACTCGGAAAATTACTCCACTCATACAAACTCGTTCCACTATGCACAATAGCCTTTGTCAAACTAAAAACATAAATCCCATGAATCCTACTCCCTATTTGAGCCAACTTTCGATAACCAGGTCTTGTCTCAATACAGCCACCTTGATTATCCCTATAATTCTTCCACACATTCAAAGCATCTGGACTCCTTCGTATATCCACCAAAGTAGGCTCATTCAAAAAATCAACACCAGAAAAATCAGCATAAGTCCTCTTAATTCCTGTCGCCATACAAAAACCTCCTACAAATCAAAATCTGGCTCTCTCAACACAACAGCAGGTATATTCTTTCTCGTATCAAGAGACTGTAACTTCCTTTGATATTCTGTCGCAAAAGACGTATAATCAGCACTCGGGTCAGTCTTTAAAATATCATCCGCCACCTTATACGGCAATAAAGCTTGTACATCATTATCAATCTCTAAATAAAAATCATCCTCTGTTTCTTCATTAATCTCTTGAGGATATTTATAATACTCAAGTACTGTTTTTCCACAAACATTATCGTTTATATAAATCTTATTGCTCACCAAATAATAATCCGTATCAATCGGATTATTATCTTCATCTAACGCAAACACATTCTTCGTTTGATACAAATCAGAAGGAAGACTATAAGGCGTATACTTATCACTCTTATTCTCATCTGGAATCTCAGCATACGTCTTTGTTGCAACAATCTTCTTCGTCATAGCCAACTCTTGATAAGCCAACTGATACAAAGCTGGTAACCTCAAAGCAATATCATCATCTTCTGTTTTATTTATCATATTAGGTGCATACTCCTCAATCAAAGCCAAAGTCAATTTCTTATTATCACCATATGTCATAATTATCTCCTCCAAGTCTGACAGATTCGAACTGTCTCAATCCATTTACTTGATATAAAGAAGAGGTCTCCCTCTCCTCTTGCTATGGTAACTCAATCGCTTGCACTGTAATATCAGCACTCTCTCCAGTAATCACTACTTTGCCCTTATACTCACCAGACACATTCACAAACTTACCAGACTCAATCACAATCCCAAAAGTCTTTCCAGCTGGAATTGAAATCTCTAAATCCTCCACACCTTGTAAAGCATCCCCTCTCAAAATAGTAGCCTTCTTAGCACTACTCGTATTACCATTACCAATCAGTAATAAAATCCTACCATCTGATTTATTGGTATAATCCACACTAGCACCAGCAGTAGCATCTACAGCCACTGCCTCCTCAATCTCCTTTGCCTCATTTCTCAATAACTCTGTATTCACAATCTCTGACATAGCCATAATCTTTTCCTCCTCTTTCTATTATTGGTGGCATCTTAAAACTGCACACTCTTTCGGTCTTACCATCTTACCGCCATAAGTATTCAAACCTTTAATCGCATCAGCAAACCCTTTCTCTGGCTCATAAGGTTTCAACTCATCAATACCATTACAATAAGCAAAAGCCTTAGACGTCTTCAAAATAATATAATCATCCGTCTTATCGTTATAAGCATTATTCGTCATCTTAACCCTTGCATTATTATATAAACCTAAAACCCCTTCTTGAATTAAATTATCATTGTTTGTTTTTAGTTCAATTAATTTATTTTGGAATAAACTATAAAACCAAGGTGTTAAGTACATTGTAACCTTATCCTTTGTACTTACTCCTTGATTCCATAAATGAACAAACAACTTATCAATTTGAGCCTTAGCCTCATCAGCAGTAGAAACCTTAACAGAATCCGTCTTGTACCCTGCCTCCAAAGCCATCTTCTTCGCACAAAATGTATCTTCTGCCTCCGCTAAAGCTCTTGTTGTCTCCTCTTGTAATGCTTCCATTACACCCTCCATCGCTTGAGCCTTATCAATATCATCCATTCCGTAATTAAAATAATCATATTGGTCAATATCCAAATAAGTAGAACTATCTGGAACTCTCTCAGGAGAATCAATATCCTTATTCGGAACATACTTTTTAATCGTAGGAGCCCCCACATTTAAAATCTTTACTCTCTTACCCTTTCCGGCATCTCCCTCAAACTTAAAATCACAATCCTGTTTAAAAACAGTAAACTTTGGTAACTCATGTTGTATATACTTCGACCATACAACCGGTTTAAAATTTGCATAACTCATATCACATCATCCTTTCTTATTTGCCCCATTTCTTCATGGAAGCCATAACATTTTTAAAAATAGTAGGATTATCCAAATCCTTCGAAGAAAGCTTGTCCACCTCTTCTGAAGTATAAAATTTCTTAACTTTAGACTCTCCCACTGTCGACTTAACACTACCTGTGCTATCTGGTTTCTCAGGTTCTTTATGATTCAACTTAAAAAACAAATCATAAATATCTGCAATTGGAGTATCTGAATTAAATTTTTTAGAAAACTCTCTAAAATCTTTATCTTCTAAAACCTTTTCATCAACACCCTTTTCTTTCAGTTCTTTCATTCTAAGTTCATTCGTTAAGTATTCACCTAATCTCATAAACTCCGCTTCTTCTCTATGGCTTATATTCCCATTTTTCTTCAAAGAAGCTAACTCATTTGCCCTATCTTGAATCTCATCAAACTCAGCAGAAGCAATCAAATCTTTCGCATCATACTCTCCCAACCTCTCAGCATCTCTCTTATTCGATACTGACTCAAATCGAGGAATATCTACCCCTTGCTCTTTATAGAAACTATTTACTTTTTCAAGAATATCATCCTTATCATCAACACCTAATCCAGCTCTAATTGTACTTTCAAGCTGTTTATACCTCTCTATCTCTTTATCTCTTTTGGCTAGTTCTCTTCTTGATTTTCTCTCGGCTCTTCCTACTCTCTCTTTCACCTTTTCGTCTAGTTCTTCTTGAGAAAATAGTTTTTCCTCTTGCGTTGGTTGTTCTTGCTCTGTAGTATCTTCCACCTCTAAAGAATTGATTTCTTCCTCTTCTTGATTTTCAATAATCTCTACCTCTTCCATATTTTCACCTGGCATATGTAACCTCCCGTTTAAAGTCCGTATGACTATTAATTCCTAAAAGCTTTTTTGTCTTCATCAGTTTTGGACAACAAAAAAGAGCCTTAGCTCTAACATTAATTACTTTGAATAGGAACTTGTTGTTCTTGCTGTTGATTTACAATATTTGCTTCCTCTGGTGTAACCCCTGCTTGTTCTTGATTTTGCACCTCTTGCTCTGCCATAATTTGTTCCACTGCACCATTTAATGCATTTCCTTGTTTCTCTATCTCTGTAATAATCTTATTCTTTTCCTCTCTCTCCTTCAAAATCTCCTTCAACTTCGTCTTTGGCATTGTAGCATCCTCTGGTAAAGCCTTTACATATTCCTCAAACATAATATGTCCAGCACCCAATAAATTCTCCAAACTAACCTCCATTGCATATTTATCAAATGCAGATTTAGGTGTAATATCTATCTTTAAATCTAATTCTAATTTTGTAAGTTCATCGTAACTTAATGTATACTGAGTATCGTAAGTAGTATCATTTGCATAGTCTTTTTCTTCTTTTGTTAATTTTATACCATTTGTACTATATACCTTTAGCATTGCAAACCATATCCTCGCAATATCTTCTATAAAAGTCTTATAAGCCTCAACCTGTTCGCTAATCGGTTGTTGACTCGCTTGCTGTACAGCCAAAATCGCCTTACCGCTCGTCTGTGTCGGGTCAACATTACCTGTAACCGTATCCCCTGCACCAGCCAAATTTTGAGTAACATCCACCAACTCTTTCTGTAAATTATAAGCATCGGAACTCATCTGAGCAGGTCTCAAATAATTCACCACTTTATTCACATCATCTGCATTTAACTCATTCACCTCAATCGTAGTCCCTACATTGTTCAAAGCCTTTGTATTTCGAATATACTTCGTATTTGCCACCAACTTAGGAAAAGCCCCTAGTTTAACAGCCAAAGCCCTTCTCGTAGCCGTCTTATTAATCTCAATCTGATTCGGAATCAAATATTCAACCTCACCTTGACCCCTACTACTACCTTTCACTCTCTCCCACAAAATATGGGCAACTGGATATAAATCTATTTTTAAATCAGTATCCTTCATTATAGTCGCTAATCTAGTACATTTCTTAGCCCAAACAGTGCCATTCTTCTTATATAACTTTAATAAAACCAAACACATCGGACTAATCTCTTCTGTCCTGTTATCCTTTCCAGCTTGTTCATGATATTCCTCGTCACTAACTATCTTCTCCAATTCTTCCTCTGGCACACCTCTTCTTCTTGCTTCTTCCTTTATCTCTTCCACCGTACGTCGAAAAGAAATAATAATATAAGGCTGTGTCTGAACATTATCATCATTTTCATTTCCAAAATAAACATTGGTTTTATCTACTTGCTCAGGAACAATATTGCCATCCTCTTCATAAAAATAAACAATACCTTCCGAATCAATACAAGCATCATCTACACAACTCCTTACTATTTTATTAACTTGATTTTTCTCCCAAGTTCGATTAGCAAATCTATTTAAACTATCACATAAATCTTGTATTCTTCTTCTATCCTCATCTGTCTCATATGTATCTGAATTAAAATAAATCTGATATGAGTTGCTTTTTACTACTCCAACTTTGTATTTTACAATAGATTTAATAATATTTAACGTAATCGGTTGTATACCACCTAACCTTGCATTTTCCCATTGATTTCCATGATAAAATTTAAAATTCTTTTCTGACTTAGCATATAGATTTTGTCTGTAATTGTAGTCTACTCCCCTTTGATACTCTGCCCATACATCTGTTACTATATCTTCTTTTTTCATAAACTATATATCCTCCTGACTAAAAGATGTTCCATCGTAATTATCTAGATTTCTTAACGCTTTGCTTAATTCTTCTTCTTCCTTTTCTTGTCTATTTTCTTCTTTTTTCTTTTTTACCAATCTCATTGGATGCTTTATTTCCTCTGGCACTTTTGGAAAATCTGAAAACTTCCCAATTTTAAAACCAAAATAAAAGCCTGCTGACAAGCAGACTATTGACAATATTGTATAAATTAGATTAATCATTCTTCTTTCTCCTCCTTGTAGTTTTCTTCTTAGTTTTCTGATTCATCTCTTCTTGTCTTTGTTTTATTTTTTCTCTTAATACACTCTTTTTCATGTTACACCTCCTAAAAAACCTCTATTGAACTCCCATAATCATTTTCTATCAATTCATCATCTTGTCCAAATTCTTTATTTATGCATTCCTCTATTTCCTCATTCTGCGTCCTAATCTTTTTCATCTCTTGCTGTGGTCTAATATAATAAGCTATGGCTAATCCCATAACCAAATCATCATGATACCCATCCTCTGCCTCAGCCCTACCATTCTTATTAACAATAAAAGTAAGCATCTCTCTCAAAGTATCCTTATCTTGAATTTTATCAATATCATCTCTCACTATCTCTTGTAAATTAGCCAATATCAAAGGTCTTGTAATAGATGTAGTTTTAAAACCAAATGACTTTTCATGTTTACTTACATAGGTATCCTCTTTTTTTCTCACATATAAATTTGGATAATTAAGTTCCACTAATTTCTGTATCGGATAAGTACTAAAATTTGTTTCCAATCCAATTAAAGCTTTATTATAAAACATACCTAAGCAATATATTTGTTTTACATACTCTATCTCGTCATACTGTTGCCTCAATACAGCAACCTCCTCTCCTGTTATGTTGTTTATAACATGAGCCGTAAAAAAATCAGAACCCTCACCAGCAGTATCTCCTCCAATCACATAAGGCACATTATTCTCAGGATATTTATAAATCTTAATATTCCCTATTTCTTCTTGTGTAAACTTTCTACCTCTTATTCTTAAACCATCATAATAACAAGAAAAAGAACCTTGTATTTTAGGTTCTTCCACTTCATTCATTCTATGAATAACATTCTTTTTATCAAAATAACACTTACCAGTAGAAAGAAATGCCTCCTCTGGAGTAATAGGATACTCTTGCTTAAACTTATCCATATCGCCACCACAATTATTCTTTACACACCACCTTCTCCAAGTCAATTGTTCCAAAGACACATTGTACAATCTTTGCAACTCTTTCTCTTCATTTGTCAATTTAAAACCAGTGTAAGGCATTTTATACTCTTCCAGCTCATTCCAACCAACAAACAAAGGATAAAAATCATTTTCTCTAGCTACTGCCTTATCCCACAACTCTTTGAAATAATCAAAACCATTCGCTGTACTCTCTATCACCACCATACTGCTCGGTATATTCGGAACCGCTTGTAACAATCCCAAAAGAATATCTTGCTTATCACCCTCCCAAAAAGCCAACTCAGACAAATGCAATGCCGTAAAAGTATCAGAACGACCTATCCCTTTACCACCAGCTGTCATACACTTAATCTTACTATCCAAACCTGTCCCATTCGAATTATTAAAAACCAACTCTTTCGCATTCGACTTCTTTTGTTCAGGCTTAATCGAATCTGGTAAATACTCTAACATTCTTTTACTCATATTAAACAAATTCGTTGTACTATCTTCTTTATGAGCTACTATACCAGCATTATAATTATGATTCGTAACCACATTCTTAAAAATAATCGACTCTGTCTCTGTGCTAAACCCCATTTGCCTCGCTTTTAATATAATAATTCTGATTGGTTTCTTCTCTTGATGTAATTTCTTTATAACATTGTAATACTTTAGCTGTGGTTCATTTAACTTTAATGGTATTATATTGCCTTCCTTATCCCTTATTTTAATATAAGACTCAATATATTTCTTTGTATTAATACTCATCTCCGTTCAACCTTCTTCAAATATTCTTCATAATTAGTCTCAACATTTATATTTTCTTGCTTATCTCTCCAATTGTAATTGTTTTTCAAATTGAAAATTATTCCAGTAGCACTACTGTCATTAATTAATCTTTTCTCTAGATAATTTTCTACTCTTAATTTTGCCTTTTTTATAGTGTCAAAAAACTCATCTTTATTGCTATAATTTATCAGGTCTTGTCTACTCATATCTAATGCTAAACCTAATCCTGTTACAGTATACGGTTCCCCTTTCTTATCACATTCTTTGAAATAATTATCTATTTTTCTTTTCATCTCTTCTGCTTTTTTATATTTTGGTGGTCTACCACCTGCATGCTTCTCACTCATTTAACCATCTCCCTATTTTAAAGTGTTTTGTTTCACTA